AATCCATGTATCGGTTGCAGGAGTTAATGATATAGATCCTGCCCATGCAAAAATATTATATGGATTAATATTTTCTTGGCGTGAAGCAAGAGGTTGTGTAATAATTGGGCTTTCAGTATATGGTAATGTTGCTATATTATTTAATGGTTTTAATGTATTAACTTCAATATTATCGCTTTCTACTGAATCATATTGCATATTTACTGAATTAGTTACATATTCTGGCCGCATGATTCCATTCGCTGCATCAATTGAAAATGAAATATCTGGATTATTATAATCTGCCACATTCATATTTTGGAAAGGATCTACAATAAAACCTGCTTGATAACGATTTAAACCTGTTGTAGCATCTGGAATTTGCATACTAGCTGTAGTTTGTTCTAATAAATTTAATGCTGTATAATATTCTAAATTCGTAATACGTTTATCTAAATTACCAATATCAGCCATTGTATATACTTTATTAGGTAATGTTTTGATAGTAACACTACTTGGAACAAATGTATAAGCTGGTAATGTTAGAATAGCTAAAACCATTCCATCTGTTGGATCTGGTGGAGCAAGTGGTTGAAGTGCAGGTGTTCCTTGTAAATCAATAAATGCGCCTGAAGAAGACAGATATAATTTATCTACACGTCCTAAATAATATGAAAAATCTGTAACGATATCATCATTTGGTTTAACCAAACCACCAACAGTAGTATATGTAGGAACTGTAGGAACTGCCGCAACTGGTGGAAATACTGAAACATCATCCACTCTTGGACGGAAATCTAAACAATCTCTTAAAGCATATAATGTACCACTAGAAACATAATAAGGAATTAATGCGTACCAATCTATTCCAGCAGGTGAAGTAATAAAATTATTATAACTATTGACTGAGAAATAATCTCCAGAACTGTGGGTAAAATATCTAAATGTTATTGTAATAGAACTTGGAGCCGGATAACCTGGTAATAAAGTTAATTGTCCAAAATCATAACGATTATCTCTTTGTCCATTATCTAATGTATACCAATCAGTTATATCAGTTGAAGTATCATTATCTATTATACTATCTAATGCAAAAATATCTGCTTTTCCTAAATTAACTAAACTAGTAGCTCCAGTATATAATGAAGAAAGAACCGTCAATGATTGAGAATTCAAAGTTTTGGTTTTTTCTGCGGCAATTTCTTTGATAACCGTAGCTGATAATTTAACAGTAGTTCCTACTGGCGCATTAAATGATATTTGAGAAAGACCTGAAGCAAAAGATGCACTTGGAACTATATCAATTAATGTTCCTGCACTACCCGCACTACTTCCTGTTTCAATAGTAGCTACATAATCTTCCACTGATAAAGCTTCAAAAATTTCATTTACTCCAGTAGCAAATGTAACTGTTCCATAAGTAGGATTTTGTGCTACTGCTGAAAAAACTTTCCGATAAGAATATGAAGTTGAAACATCATCGCTTAAATCACGAACTGTAGAAACCGTAGATTGTGGTAATTGATATAATAAAATATTATCTGGAGTATCGAATAATGTAATTCGTTGTAAAATATTTGCCGTTCCACTAGCACTTGTTATAGGAACATTATTTGAAATTGCTATTGTTTTCGAACCACTTACTGTAACTGGTAATGTTAATAGGAAATTATTAATAGTATCCCAAGCATATATATTTTCAACATATGTTCCATCAGTTATTGTATCCCCTACAGTGAAATCACCAACAACATTTACAATATCTAATTGTGAAAGAACATTTGCGGTTGTAGTTAAAACACCATCGGAAACTGCAAAAGATCTAACATCTCCAATACCTAAACCTACCGCAGTAATATTAATATCTGCTAAGAATACTTCAAAAATTGGACCAGGATTTCCAATAGATTGAAAATTTCCTTCTTGAAATTGTAACCCACGAATTGTAGCTGTACCAATTACGCTGGTTAAAGGAGCTACTCCATCTGTAACAATAGGTGTCCCATACAAATTAACACTTGGCCATTGATCGTAATTTGGTAAACCAAATAAGCGATTAATATAAACATAATTTCCAAGATAAGCTCTTGTATGACTATTTTGGTAAAAATTAGTTGTTCTTGCTTTATTGATTGGTAAGTATTGTTTAGAAATGGTTTGAATTCTATACCCATCAACATATGCTCTACCAGGTTCAACACCTAATGCTAATTGATCGGCTTGGCCGCCACCTGCACTTGTATAAATCCCACCATTACTACCCACTAATAAACTTTCATGCAAATCAAATCCAAAAGGAGAAACAATAAAATTACCATTAGTTTCCATTGTTCTTTGAGCTAATGTAGTCATAATTTCGCTCAAAGCAGTATTTTGAACTTGTGTTTGAATCACTCCATTTTGAATCCGCATTAATTCGGTAAAATTATTATCTGCGGTAGCATTAATATCAATTGCAGTAAGATTCAGAACAATTTTATATCTATCTGCTCCAGGAGCCGCATAATTTGGAGAACCAATTGCATTACTATTTAAAGAAGAATCAATTTCAGGTGTAACAATGGTTTCAATAGCTTCTAATCCCACCCGAACATTTGGAAAAGAATATCCTAATGGTGGAGGTGTTCCATTAACTGGAGAAAGAATTATGGTTTGTGATGCAACATCTAATAACATCCCGAAAATAAAATAAACACCTGCAGCAATAGAAGCTGAAGCCGTAACACCAGTAGAATTTGAAGATATAGCTTGTGCAATTCCTGTATTGGCGGGAAGAATATTTAATACTTCTCCATCTGCAAATACTTTTGTTGTTCCGGAAGTACCTGAAGTGGTATATTGGATATAAATTACATTATTTGTTGAATCTACCGAAATAACTGTTGCTACTACTCCGGCAGAATCTTGAATTTGGATTCCGGGAGTTAATGCTGCCCAATCAACTGGAACACTTGAATAATTCGGTAATACAATAACATAAGATTGTTGTTGATTATAAGTAATTTGTCCTGGAGTAACCATTGCTCCATTTTGGAATACATATTGTCCAAATCGGGCAATTTGTTCAGCAATAATGGATTGTAATTGTGTCAATTCCCGTGCTTGAACAGGGTATCCTGGCCGAAAAAGAACTTTATAGAATTCTTTAGAAGGATTATAATCATCGTAAAATGGAGATGAAGCGAAAGTTAGTGGCATATTAATATTTATATTGTTAGAAAGGGATAATAATTTTAATATCCTCTATCTGTGCTAAGGCGCGTTTTATAGGACTTATATTTTCTTCTGTAAGAATAAGTCCTGTATTAGGTGTAATATCAGGATTAATAGGTGTTCCAGAAATTGCTGTCCCGCTACTTGTAATATCTGTTATAGTTTCACCATTTACAAAAGTACCTGATACTTGCGTTAATCTTAAAATACCAGGTAAAATATTATAATCAACAATATAAGCAGTTGCAAGGCTTGTTGTTCCTTTTACTTGGTCATTTGGATTAAACGTTCCCGTAACACTTGAAATTGGAATATTTGTAGTACCTACTCCAATTAATGCAGTATATGGTATAACAGAATCATATGAAAGTGGATTTAAAAGTAATCCAAATTCTCTATAAGAATTATCGGTTGTAATTTTCCCCGATTCATCATAATTAAAATCAACATCAATCATAACATACATAGCACCTAATTCATTTACTGGATCAGATCCATGTCCACCTGGTATACCAGATCCATCGGTGGATGAAGCCGTATCTTGAACTGCCCATTGTAATGAACCATCATTATATTGTAAAGTATAAATTGGAATCCAACCACTTATAGAAGAATCGGCATTTAATAAAAATTTTTGTGCATTTTCTGGTGATACTTGAAACATAAATTTCCAAATATACCCATCTGCTAAAGTAACAGGTGTTGTTCCAGTACTAGTAGGCATAATTGAAGATGCACCACCACTATTATTCCCTAAACATTTATAAACATTATTAGAAGTATTGATAACATAAAAAGGTTCAATACTTAAAGTAGGTTCAAATTGATCGTATGATATTCCTCCTACTGTAGCACCATTTTTTGAATATTGAGAATAAACTGTTCCAGAAGTCCAGGGATAATTTGGAATAACTAAAATGGCATCTGATGGAGAAACTTTTTTAATTGCCAACATAATTGAAAATAATGATCCGCGAGATTCTACAGTATCGTTAGGTTGAGGAGGATTAGTATCATCTGTCCAAGGAATCGATTGTCCTATATAAACATAAAGATTATTGGTACTTAATTGAGTTTGAAATAATCCCTCAAGAAACTTTTGAGAGGAATATATACGAAAAATATTTGATTCGATTGCTTTATTAGCCATAAGTCTCTCTAATTATTTAGTATAAGGGAACACCGCGACCAATCATGATTGGTCTAATAAATTGATATGCATTACTTATTTCTTGATCTGAAAGATATCTATTCCAAATAATAGCATAAGAAATAATACCATTAAAATATCCTGGTAAAATAGTTGCAGGAAGAATCAATGATCCTGGAATTCCTGGAATTACACGTTTAAATAAACTTTCTGCATATAATGGTGACATAGGATCATAACTTGGATGATATCCTCCAATCCCAAAATAATATCCATGTGAATTATTTAAAACTGAAGTGGCATCAATATTAAATCCAAAACTACCAGAAATAGGAAGTTGTTGATTTAAATTTGCAACTATGGTATTATTTAAATACCGTAAAGATGCAAAGAAATAATCAGAAGTATTAATAGAACCCGCAGGATATTTAATTACTAAATTATTTTGGCTTGGATTAATTTTTTGTGTTCTAAATGAAATACTACCATCTGAATTAATAAAAATTTGATATCCAGAAATTCCAGAATCATTCGTAGTATCAATAGAACCAATAAAACAAGAATTTGAAACCAATTCATTTATCTTAGCTACCACAACAATTGTTTGTTCTAAATTATTTGGCATTAAACTTGTATCAGTAATAAAAGTATTTAAAAACTCAACACCTGTTGTTCCCCAATTTGGATCATCAATATCAATATTAGGTGTAGATCCTAAATATCCATTATATCCATTTGGATATGCTGAACTATCGTCATATAAAAGTTGTGAATTAGTCAAATCTTCCATCATGGAATATTGTGCTTCAACACCAGAAGGTAATAAACCACTAAAACCAGCAGTTGTTGCTAATCCAGAAATTTCATGACTTTTACGCACAAAAGGAACATTTTCTAAAATTACTTCACCAAATAAAGCTAATCCCGCAGGATGTAAAAGTTTTTTAACCACATTTTCATATTGTTCTAACGTTTCATGAGATTTAACCACATAAGAAAATGCTTGATAATAATAATCATCTTCCAAATATTTTTTATAATCAATAAAACTAGAATCATTTACAAAACGACCAGCATAATGACCTACAGCACCAACCATGATTGTTCCAGTTGCATCACCATTTCCAGATAATGAAAAATTCGCTGCTATTGGTGTTGTATATCCAATTCCAAAATCATTTACTTTTATTGTTTGAATATTACCTAAAGAAATGCTATAATGACTTGTGATATCAGGAAGTATGATCCAATTTGAATCTATAATTGCTACTTGATTTTCACCGATATAATTTATAATCTTTTTAGTTTGTCCATTACCATTACCATCTGTAATGGTTATTTCCATATTATTATAATATCCATCTACC